TGGGCGCTCTGGACGCTGTTCGTCCTGTGCCTGGTCGCAAGCTTTGGCATTGCCCTGTTCGCATAAAGGACTAATATGATCCTGCTAGGTGATACGCCATACATCGAATGCTTTGTCCGTAACGAATTTCTGTTTGACGAAAAGCGGGGGCATGGAGAATTTACGCCTGCCGTAGCGTTTGCGTTCCGCGCCGAACCAGCGCGTGTACCGATGTTCCAGGTCATGCTCGACAGCGGCGCTCAATGGGCCAGAGTGCCGATCCACATGATATGCAGCAAGCCATGCGACCCGCTGCCGATAGAGCAGTCCTGCTGGTGGGACAGCTACGGGTACGAATTCACCGTAGTTGCGTTGCCGTTCTTGAAGAACCATGCGGTTACCGCATTGGGCCGGGACGGGCAGATCCGCAAGGGAAACTACTTGTTCACGGTGGATTGGATGAATGGTGGCTGGAGCGAAACGCCAGACCAGCACAAAAACCATCACGTGATCGCGCTAGAGTCAGGGCCGTGGATTGCCTACCCCAACAACAGGCTTGTGTGGCACGACCTGTCGTGGATTACGCCAGCGCCAAACAAGGAATGGCAGACCCCCACCCGCAGCTACTCGGTTGAGGGGCTGATTTGAAGATTAAAGAAATGGTCGTAATAAACCGGCGCTGGATCTGGCTCACTTTTTTAGAAGGTACAATTTTCGGGACAGGGGTTACGGTCGCCGTTTGTTTTGGAATCTACATATACAGGACAATGTTATGAGTAGACCAAAAAAATCAACAGTTACGCCGCTCAAAGGATTTCCTAAATGGCTGCTTTTACCGCCACCGCCAAAGAAAGAGCCGCGCTTAATCGAACTGGGCATCAACAGCAAAGAAAGCTATTTTAACGTGCAAAGGGCGCGGTTAAAAATGCCCAAGATTTAGCTATTTTGTGGGGATGGAATTAGCCAGGAGTCGATCCTTGTTCTGTGACCCTTGCGTTGTGCCGAACCAGAAGCTAATGCAGCCCGTCCACGCTGTACCCAACGAACCGAGCATAATCATGATTGGCGGCGAGTCCACCACGTTGTTGTCGTGCATCATCCAGCCGAGGATGCCAAAGAACCCTGCCGTGACCATGTAGGTTAAGACCGTGGGTGTAGACGAATGCGTTGAAATCTGCATCTGACGGGCCGAATCGCGGTCCTTAAACTCCAGATCGGCGTACCTGAATCCGCGTTCTTTCTCTTCGTTCTGGTATTGGAGTTCCAGTTCCTTAATCTGCTCGAGATGCTCAGGAGTCAGTTTGCCGTCTTCAAACGCCTTTGTGACGGTGTTTACCGTTGCGCTGTCCACGCCAATGATCTTACCTATGGCTGCAACAGCCACCCCACCTAAAGGCCCTAGGAGGGCGCTTGCAAGCGTTGGAGCCAGCGTTTTCAATAGGTCGCCCATCACGCAATCCCCTGTGAATAGGTTGCACGACCGCCGAGGAAGGTAGCCGACAGCGCCATCTGACGCGTAGCCGGGGCAAAGCTGATATGCACCCAAGTGCCTTCATAAATCAGTTGGTCGTATTTGATGTCGCTATTCAAAATCGCCTTGCAGATTTCAAGCGGTGTTCCAAACTTGGGGGCCGTAAAGTCAATTGCCCAACCTTCAGGATGTGCGCCTGTAGGAGAACCACCAATCGCTGCGTTTAGCTTGGGGCTGCGATACCACGATGAGACATGGATAGGTGCATCCAAAAACGCACGGACTTCTTCCATTCCGTCCGCAGCTTCACCCATGTTTGCCAGCACTTCAGGAGGCGGCATATTGTCGATCCCTTTGCGCGTAGCAGTTTCGCTGTGGATAGCTTCTTCAAAAGTGAAGTGTGCAGACAAGTTCATTTCTTTACTTGGTTGTAGAAGGAATATTTGCACCGACCGGATTAGGCGTTCCGACAGGGGCGGCTGAAAACGAACTAGTCCCGAAAGGAACGCGGTCGTTAGTCCAAGGAGATTCATTGATCGGCCCGTAGCAGTTGGCAAGCTGCACACCGTTTACTTTTTTGGCTTGCTTGTCGCACAAGAACGACCACTGGTTGCTCATGCCACCGCCGGGTTCGGTATTGGTGACAAACGTCCTTGGCGTCATGGTGACTACTGCCCAAGACGGGGCTTGTGGATATTCAGTAATAGTGGAAAACAAACTCCAAACCTTACCGGGCGGTGCCTTGCAACTACCGCTCATCAGTTTGACGTTGGCAACTGCTTTACCCGTCAGTACAGGGCAAACCGCCATGCCTTCCTGAAACTCCTTACCTTCTATACGGATTATTTTGCCAGTAGGTACAGAACCGCTGGCGGCGCACAAGGCGAACTCGCCATTACAGATCATTAGGTCTGGGCCACCAGCAAACGCAGGGAATGATGCCAACGCTATCAAAATAAACTTAATCATTTTTCATTCCTTTTGTTCCAGAGTTCAAATATGGTTTTAATCTTTTCTTCCAGTACCGCAACTCTTAGGTCAATCTTTGACAGCACAATGATTAGCGTGATCAAGGCCAACAGGATGGGCCACGCCTTCACCAGCATATCGAATGTGTCCATTACCCCGCCTTCGTCACAAGGTGAAGCAGCATCATTAGGATGGCACCAGCCACCGTCAGGCCGATATGCTCAATGCGCTTCAACCGTGCGTTGATCGTGTCGTAGCGCAGTTCGCAGACCGCTTCGTGCGAAGTCAGACGAACGTCGAGTTCGTTGACGGTCGCCACTACTTATCCGACACAGGTTGAGTGGTCATGAAACGCAGCACAACGATAGCCACCGCAATGACCCCGCCGATTGCCGCTTGAACTGCGGGTTGCACGGGGATCTGGAAGAGGAAGCCCTGAGCGACGGAAAGAAGCGCAACGATGATGCCGAGCCAGACTGTTTTTGATCTAAGGATGTTCATAGGTGCGCGTCCTTATTCTTCTTTGACTACGGGTTTGATCAGTTCTTCAATCCTACGCCCCGCCGCAGCCAGCAGCGCACGGAGATGCACGACCTCATTCAATGCTGTGTCCCGCTGCATCTGGACGGCTTGCACAATGTCCTGCGGTTCAGTCTTCAGTTCTTCGCTCACGGTGTGTCCTGTTAGATTACTTCGTAAGTAAACGTGTACGCTATTTGGTGATTGCCGAGTTCAACTGCGTTTCCTTGTATTTGTGCCCGATCATTCACGGTATCGCCTTGAATACCGAAAGATTCTGTAATCCCACTAAGTGCTGAAGCTGTCCCACCGACTTCCTTTCCAGTTGAGAAATTGGAAGCTATCGGCAAACTAACGCCCAGCAAAATCGCGCTAGCAATAGTCGGATCAATATCCACCTGCCCAGCAACAGTTACCGTGTTGCCGTTTCGGATATAGGTAGCTTTGTATGCAGTCGATGCTGCCAAGTTCGTTGTGTTCGTCAATGTCGGAGTGTAAGTACCCCACCCGATATTCCCGGTGCCTGTACTCACGCCGAGGGTGCCGGTTACGGAGACACCGCCATCAGCACTTAAGACTAGTTTGCTGGCTAGAGTTGCATGGCTTGGCCCATAAAATTGTATCTGTGCTGATCCGTCAGAATTTCGTGCTCTCCATGATCCAGCCGCAGTTCCCCCGGCAAGGATTGGCCCAGAACCACTTAGAGTTACGTCACTCCCCACGCCGAGGGTGCCGGGGATGGTTACTCCTGCTGCATTGGCAGTCAGAACAGCAGCATTCTCTACGTCTAGGAGGATACTGCCACCACTCGTAGCGTTAATTACCCATCCTGTCGCAGTTGCGTTAGAGCCAATCCACCTGACAGAACTGCTCCCTACAACAGTTCCCGTCAACCCTAGTAAAGTACTTGCAAGGGTTATCTGCCCACTCGCATTGATCGCCGCCATTGTGCTGGTGCCGGTCACACCCAAAGTCGTCCCAACCGTAGCCGCACCTGCCATTGCTACGAGGCCGGAAGCGTTGATCGCCGCTGCGGTCAGAGTGCCGGTGGTCGTCGGGGAGGCAGACATCATCACGCTGCCGGTGCCGGTCATCGCGTTGGAGACCAGCCCTTTCGATGCGTCCGAGAACACGGGCAGGGAGGCGGTCAGGCTGGATAGGATCGGCTGCGCCGTGAGCGTGGCGACTCCGGTGACAGCTAAAGTCGTCCCGACAGTCAGCGCACCCGAAACCGTCAAATTAGTAAAAGCGTTTGCGTTGATTAGTTGGAACCGCGTCCCGTCATACTCAACGATTGCCATCTGACCCGAAACCAAAGCGCCAGCAGCCAAAGCGACCGCCCCGGTTCGCGTTACGGCTTTTGCACCAAGACCGTCAATGTTCAGCGTAACCGCAGT